AACACCATTTAAACTAACTGTTAAACTCTCTGCACTACTAGGTACAAATGCAACACTATTTAATAATAGGTTATATGTAGCTGTGGCACTTGCTGTAATACTATCTAAGACTGCTCTGTCTGATAAGTTTGATATATCTCTACCTATGTATGCCATTAGCTACCTTCCTTTGGAAACTTAGCTTTGATAGAGTTTATTGCATCTATCCAAGTTGTAGTTCCATTCACTTGGTCATCAAACTGCATTTCAAATTGATTAAGTTTATCGTATTCTTCTTTTCTATTTCGTTGATATTGATTGTTGTTATACTCTGTTGTTAGTTCAGTAATTTTATTATTTATTACTTCATCAGTTGGTCTTGTAATATCTTCATCTAACCATTGTAAATCATTATCTCTAATAATATATTTTGCATTAGGTGTTAGTACCTGTAATGCTTCATGTTTACCAATACTCATTTTATCCTTCTATCTCCAAAAGTGTTACTGTTGAAATACATTGTGAACCATTGTCATTAGATGACCTGTTAAAATAAATTGTTCCAGAATATCCAGAAGCCTCAACATATCTTAATCTATACGAAACTTGAGAAGTGGTATTCGGTGTGTCCATATAACTAAAACTATATTCTCCAACATTGTTAGAGCCAGAAATACCCACACTATCGTCAGGAGTTGCAAAAGCACCATGCGAAGTTGTAGGGTGTCCAAGATAAGCACTGTCTAAATCTGGCATAATATTACTATCGCCTCTTTGTATTTTTATACCACCATTTAAATTACTACTTCCGAAACCAAAATTGCAAATAAGCAATATTTTACTACTTGTAGCACTAGGGGTTATATTTATATTTTCCCATAAGTTACTTGAAGATGTAGCAACAGTTTTTGTTTTGTTGTGGTAATACTGAGCTTGTAAAACTTTTCCACCACCAACACCACCTATAGTTCCAGTAAAAGTATAGTCAGCAGTAAGGTCTAGTTTAGTATTACCTACTGCATCATCAGCAATCTTAGCTGTACTAATAGCTGTGTCAGCAATACTGTTTGTTATAATTTTAGATAATGCCATTATTCAATCTCCTTTGGAAATTCACCAAGTGGTCTAGTAAAAGTTTCATCTTCTTGTTTTGTGTATTCGTATAAAGTTTTCAGCGCATCTACATCTGCTACGGCATTGATCTTTGTTTCCATATCATTAGATGCTGTACGAACTGCAGCTCTGTATGTAGAGATATCTGTAGGTACAGAATACTCTGCAATTTCTGCTGCTTTAACTACATGCCAATCTGTTGTAGTCAATAAGCTCGCTGCTTGTTTTTTAATAATAGAAATCTTTTGTTCTTTTAATCCATACTGTTTGATATCACCCACGACTTTATCAGAAGGAATCTCATCTTCTTCAGTAAATAAAATATTAGTTAAAGGTTTAGCGGTAGAAGTACCGTAAGAACCAGTAACAGTCCCACCGTTAAAAGAGTATGTGATGTTCGTATTAATGTAATACGCTTCATCCTTTTTGTTTTCCGAATTAACATTGATCTCATAAAGTCCTATCGCATTCCTTTCTGCTTCAGTCCATAATGTGAAAATTGTTTTAGGATATTGCACACCGTTAAGTTCAATCCCTTTGCTAGAAGATACTGTCTTAACGAATTGATTATTTTCTACTAGAGCAAACATTAGCTTACGTTGACGCTCCTTCCTACTTCATATAAATTTGTACCATCGCTTCTAAATACTAGAATATCTTTTGCGGCAGCTGCCGTACTTAATGTAGGAGCTATACCATTAGTAAACTTGTATACAGTATTGAAGCTAAGAGTTCTAGATCCTGTACCATCTTGAATAATCATTAGACCATAAAAGCCTCCAGCATTTTGATTGGTTGGAGCCGCTAGTGTTCTGTTACCGCCTAGAGTTACTTTAGCTACTTGTTGTGTTTCTAAGTTCCAACTGATCGTTGCTCCATCAGTTAATGTTGCTTCAGCTACATATAGTTGTGTTGGAAATTCAAATGATGTGTTACTGTTAAACATGTTAGCAGTAATACTGTTAGCACCTGGTGTAATTGTTTGTACTGCTTTACCAATAAATACGCAATACATTGTATCAGTTCCAGCAGTTGCTGCTGATAACACTAGGTTAGTTCCGTCTGCTGTATAAGCATAAGATGACCCAGGCTCTTGGCGTACGTTATTGATGAAAAGAGCAATCTCGTTTTCATTTGCTACAGGGTGATCAAGCGTATATGTAGTTGTAGCACTAGTTGTAAAGTGCTGAACAGAGAAGGTTGTATACTTCTCGGCTGGTTGATTCCCTATATAACTCAATTCTTACTCCTTATGTTGATATATCATCTACTGCTGAAACCCATACGTCAGCTGAAGATGCTGTATCAGAAATTACTTTTAATGCATCGCCCGATTGGACTACGAATTTCGCGCCACCGTCTAATACCTGCAAAGATGAACCTGCAGGAATCGGCGCATCTTTGACCAAGTAAATATCATTACTTGCATCATTAATATATACATCTACGTTAATAGCGCTAGATGTAATATTTGCGACTGAGATTCCAACTACAGTATCATATGAGTTTGCAGTAAAGAGGGTAGCTGCGGAAGTTCCTACCGCGTTAGAAGTATATCTTCTAAAATTTTGTGCCATTCCTTACTCCTTTATAATGCAATCGCCATTGCGATTACGAATCCACTTGATGGAACAGTTGTTAAATCTGTACCATTTACTGTTGTAACTTGGAGGTCAGCTAATGCATTAGCTACATTAGTACCATCCGAATAAACAAACGCGTCACGCCCAGCAGGTACAGTAAATGTTGTACCACTACCAGTTGTTAGGATTATGTCATTACTATCTGCTGTATTGTTCAGCACCATGTACACTGTTTCTAGTGCAGGTATGGTAACCGTACAAGTGCCCCCTGGTGAACCTCCGAAGTTAAGGACAAAGTTTCTTCCATCTTCGTCAGTGTAAGAAGTGGGGTCAGTAGTAAATGTTAATGTGTGTGTTGTACCTGATAATGAAACAGAAGCATAACCTGTAATCTTGTTCTCAAGACGTTTTAAGTTATCATTCGTTTGATCTCCCCAGGTGTTATCGTTCTCACCTGTGGTCATTAAACGTAAGTTTAAACCACCGTTACTCCAGGTAGATGCCATTAACTAATCCTTATAATTGCGTTACTTGCGTCTGCTGTTGGAAACTCAATGGTAAATGTACCATTAGAAACCGAATAATCTGCTCCGAAATCTAACACCATTAAGGCTGAGTTAGAATCGTCTGTGTTATAAATTATACAACCTCTTGTAGTAAATGTAGCACTTGACCATGATGTATTAGCAAAATCACAAACTGCTGTTGATCCATCTAATGTAGGAGTTACACTTACTAAAGTGTTACCACCTGTAGTATATCCACTACCATTAGCTAGCTCATCACTGTTTCCAGTTACGTCTGTGTAATTTGTGGTCGAGGCGCCATAAGTACCGCTTTGGGCTGATTCAGCTTTAATCAGAGCAATCTTAAAAGTATTACCTGAACCATTAGTTAGGTCGTGTTTACTTTGTAAAATCTCTTGTTTAAAGCTATTACATATTGCTGATGTAATTGCCATGCTTTATTGTCCTCTCTGCATTGTTCTTAGTTCACCATTACGAAACTCATCATTTCGCATTCTTACTTGTTCCTCATTCGCCAATGTTTGGATTGCCCGATTGTAATAACCTTGCCATAGTTCTATTACTTGAGGTGTCTCTTTCATATATCCTATAGCTTCAATCAGTGTACCGTATAGTATGGCGTCTGGGGCATTATCACCTAGATAAGTGTTTTGATTACTTGATGATAACCCTGGAACTCTAATAGTATACCCTATTTCTACTGTTGTTGCAAGGGCTGGAGTTGGTCCAAACAAGAAATTAGTTTGTCGATTTCCACTTGTATATGTTGTTCCAGTTTGATTTAAGGCATAGTATTTAACTGTGCCCGTACTCGACGGATTCTTATTGTACTCTTTGATAAATGATTCATCTTTATCTAATAAGAAATCTCCATTCAGAATCCTTAAGTATCTTGGTATAACCATGTCAGAAGGTACTGCTACTGTTGCCGTGCCCCCTGTCAAGGATAGTGTTGAAATTTTTCTGAAGGCAGTAAGGTCTGTCTCTTTTGCTATACGTAATTCAGCTAATTCAATACACAAATCAATAGGAGCTTTACCGCTACCTGTTGCTGTTGTAAAAGATACGGCTGAATTTTCTAGCCAATCTTGTACGTTTTGTTTAAGTTGATTATATGTTAATCCCATTATGTACCCCAAGCATTAGCACCCCAGGAATCTGCACCCCATCCTGTGTTGTCTATTGCAATTGATATTGTACCAAATCCTGTTGAAAGTTGCAACCCGTTCACGTCTTCTCCTGTATTAATTGTTGGAGTGCCGATGCCAGTTGTAGCTGATTGATTTGGTGATGTTATTGTAGAACTGGATTGGAATGTTAAAGAGCCTATACCAGATGTTAATTCTTGACCAGCAGGTACTTCAGTACCACTAAAATTTAATCCTGCAGCTCCGTGCTCTGAAGCTAAAGATTC